TCTGTGTTTCTTTATTATGCCATGCTTGAACAGATGCTTGGATAGTTGTTACCGCCGAATGAATTGCGGTTAAACCATTTATTGCGGCAATTGCCCCTTTATATAAACCGAATACGGTTAGTCCTGCCACAAACAAAGGAATGATTGCTCCCATACTTCCACTGATTTTTTCTGTAAAACTATCGAAAGATTGAAAAGCAGGACCGACCATGGTAACTATATTACCTGCTAAAGTACCCAAATTACCAAGCGTTGTTTCTGTAGTTTTACCAAAATCAGCAACAATAGTTTTAAGGTCCTTACCAAATACGCTTTCAACAGCCGTATCTACTTCGGTTATAAAATTTTGAAGTCCTCTTGTAATCGCCGCTTTCGCATTATCAAATGTAGCACTCCAAGTTGTAGCTGCTCCTTTTGCCGACCCTGCTATTTTCAACACACCGTTAGTACCCTCTTCAAAAGCCGTAGAAACAGTTGTAATAAAGTTTTGCGAACTGATAGTACCTTTGCTCAAAGCATTTTGAACAGCACTCGCACTTTGACCTGTAGCCTGAGCATAAATACCGACAGCGTTAATACCTACATCAGTCAATCGATCCAGCTGTTCCATTTCAACTGTGCCTTTTGACATCATCTTACCAAGCGCATCAGTAACGGTACCTAAAGCCTCGTTAGTTCCGGGTCCGTAAAATGAAACAGCATCAAGCCACTTAGTAACTTCGCTTGTAGCATTTCCGATATCCATACCCCTTGTAACAAAGTTTTGGACAGCGCTCGCAGCAGTATCAAGACCATACGCAGTTCCTGTTACAGAATCTTTAATTCCGTTTAGTGATGCTTTTGCCATTTGAGCACTACCTGTAATGGCAGTCATTGTCCTGTTATAATTAGTCATAGTATCCATACGCTTAAATGCGCTGTCTAATTGCCCTGTTACAACATTGCTCATTGTTTGAACAACACTTAGTCCACCTATAACGGAGAGAAGTTTTGATACCGATAATTTAGCAGTATTAAAGCCATTACTCATTTGTGCCGTAGAACGCTGAACTGAATTTCCTGCCGTAACCACTGTGGAATTTATTTTGTTAATTTCATTATTGCACATATTTATCGCCCTTTGCGCCTTATTAACAGCAGTAGTATCAAAACCTTTAACAGTAGCCGTATTGACTGAATGCAAGGCATCAACAGTGCACTGCAAAGCAGAAGTGATATTACGCAACGGTGCTGTCATTCTGTCAGCAATAGTTAGTGTAGTTGTTATAGTTGCCATTTTATCAGTCCTTTCATTTTAAATCTTTTCGAGCCTTGTCCTCAGCCTCTACTCTTAAATCAATAGAAGCTATAATAAAGGCTCTTTCTTTTTGCGGTAAATTCGCAAAAATCGAGGGCAATATTCGTAATTTTTGGAGGGCGTAGTGCGCATAAGCCGCATCTCCGTCCTCTTGAATTAGTTTTTTGCCTTTTCGACATCATCGTTAATGTCGGTAAAGCCGTTGAGCTCTGTCACGAAAACAAGAAACTGTGAATACTCGCCGGGGTTATCAATCATTTCAACGATAAGAGCTTCAGGTGTTTTTACACCGTAGCTGTCTTGAAGTTCAGCATCATTAAGATTTGGTTCAACAACCGACTTTGCAATAAGAGAAGCATTATATTTAGCAACATCAAGCTGTTGCTTAAACTGATTAGGTTTGCCAAGAATAGGTACATCCTTTGTGTACTTATCCCTCATAGCCTCAGCTTCTTTAGTAGTAAGAGGTTTAATGGTCCATTCAATCGGGTTACCGTTTTCATCGGTAAATGACTTTGTAGGGACATATTTAACATTTTCCCTTACTGCTTTGTTTTCTTTAAGAAATCTACTGAATTTTGACATAGTTATTTATCCTTTCGTTTTTAAAAAAAGTAAGGGACTGAATAATCAGCCCCCTATAATTATTTTGCTTACATTCCTGCAAGCTTGTTGAATTTGTTAGGAATTTCAAAATCCTCAAAAGTGAAGTCCATATCCTCGTCAAGATATTCGCCGTCGGCATCAAATTTTGCAAGGATGCCGCCATCAATATTACAGTTGATAAGGTTTACGGTCTGTAAGCCTACGCTTGAAGTCGGGTCCTCATTAGTAACCTCAATATCGAAATAAATATCTTCGCCTGTTCGCTTATATCTTTCGAGAAGTTCACGGAAAATTGAAGTGTTGTAGTGAAATGTGGCCGAGCCTGAACCTTTCCAACCGGTAGACTTATTACCCTTGCCTGTTTTACCCAAAATAGGCACTTCGGTTTTGGTCTTTTCAACCTTAGCCTCAAGCTTAATAGCCTGCATGAAATTGTATCTGTTTCCGTCGACAGTAACATAACACTCTGCGAGTTTCGCAGAAACGGTATCTTTTGCATTCATAATACTTTTATTCATTGTATCTTATACCTCCCTTTTTACTGTACTGTAACAGTCATATAGAGCTGTTCCATAGCGTTTACAGGTGTAACTGTTTCTGTTACTACAACAGATTTCTTCGTGTCACCCTGCTCAACGATAACTGTATCGCTGTCAAAGTCCTCAATCGCCCTGATTTGCTCTAATTCCTTGTGATGCTTAACAATATCTTTCCAAAGCGAATTTCTGCCGCCACGGTCATTAGGAATGATACCGAGATACCTTGTATTAAACATAACGGCAATATCATTTGCAATTTGGTCGAGCACACGGATAGTTTGATTGGATTTAAAGTCGTTACCCTTTGTATCGGTAGTTGTAACAAGAGAATTTATGTCAGACAATACGCAAATATTGTCATCGTTCTGTTGAAGCGTAAATTCGCCGTCTTTGATTGCCTGTTCGAGTTGAGCCTGCGTATAATCTACATTAACGGTATATTCACCGTCATATTTAGTGTTAGTACACGATTTATTAACTGCAACACCTGCAATAAGGCCTGTTACCCAATAAACAAGGTCTGCCTTTGTAGCACCGTCTGTAACATCATTTAAAAGGTTAACAACACCCTCATAATCAGCTTTCTTGTTATAAACAACAAGCTGAAATTTCTTGCCTACCTCATCACGAAGTCTCTTGCAAAAGCTTATGTAAAGCTCTTTTGTGCTGTCGTCCTCAGTTGTAACACCCATTGCGTTAAATGAATACCTCTCAATTTTATCAAGGTATTTTTGGTGTGATTCACCGTCTGCTGTACCGTTAGTACCACCTGTAAGGGCAGTTTTAGCTGTCACAATAAGTTCAGCTGATGAAATGAATGTAACAAAATCATTATCGACAAGTTCACTTGCCTTAGCTACAGTTTGAATATCAACAGTCTTATTATCAAAAACTGTTTTAACATCAAATTTGCTTTGCTCGTCAACATTCTTCTCAATCACAATAGCAATATCGTTTCCTCTTGTGCCTGTGTATTTTGCTTTTGCAAAGGTACATTCGGCTTGCTTGCCACCACCGTTTAACCGGAAGCAATGAAGTTTTATAGCGTTCTTAAAGATTTCACGCACAGGCTTAAGTTCTTCGGCATCAAATGAATAGCCGAAAATAGTTTTACTATTCTTTTGAAAATCGGCAACAGTAACAGTAAACACCTTATCATCCACACCCCAATTAAGAGGTAATGCCATTGTTGCAATTCCTCTGTCAGATAATGAAGCAGATGCGTTTGTTGCAGATATAAAGTTCATATACGCACCCGGTAATGTTTTGTTTTGTGCTGTAAAAGCACCTCCGCCGAAAGCCATATTATTTCACCTTTCCTTTCAAATACTTTTTAATCAGTTCATCTGTTTCTTTAACGGTATAATTTTCACCGTCTATAAGAAGAGCAGTCAATAAATCTCTCTTGTTTGAAAAAACATCCGAGTTTATCAACTGCTCTTTCGTGTATTTTGTTTCTGTCTTTTTCATTTAATCACCTCTGATTTGATTTAATCTTAATTCATTCATTTCATCTATATTATCACTGACTACCTTTTTAAAGAAATTATAACTTACCTGAAAATTGAGCATATTATCACTCAATGGTTCGCATTGCATTTCCTTACCGAAAAGCTTATCCGGTCCGTAATCAATGCAATCCAAACAGGTGTACAGCCTGTTGGCTATCTCACTACGCTTTTCTGCGCTCACATCATCAGTCGGTATAAACTGAATTGATATACGATTTTCAGAGCGCAAACGATTATTTATATATCTGTTTTGAGCGTTGCGAACATAACTAACGAAAAAGCAGGATTTATTTAAACCCTGCTTAATTTCATCAATATAGTATTCGTAATCATTGCCGAACTCGTTATATAAAGCGTTACATACGCCGTCAATCAATAAATCAGCCATTAGTAAACATATCTCCAAACTCTTTTTTCATTCTTCTTTCAAGGTAGGTCGGTATAACATTTCTTACCTCATCCTCTGCTGTACTCAACATTTTAAAACCGTCAACAAACTTGTCACTGTTTTTTATTCTATGTCCGAACTCAACATAATCGGCATACGAAGTATTGTTAGTAACACTTGTCTTAAATGTATCGCCGATTTTTGACATTTCAAGATTATCAGTTATAGTAAAGCCTCTTCTCAAAGTACCTGTATCAACAGGACTTCGTTTTGCCGCCTTTTTGAATACTTCCGATACAATCCTTATTGAACAATCCTTACAAAAATCATCAATACGATTTTGCTCATTTTCAAGATTTCTCATAAGCTCTTCAAAGCCTTTGGTATCGCAGCTCATTATGCCCACTCCTTAAATAATTCAAGTTCAATTTCTTGGTGCGAATCATATATAAACGGTTGCCCTGTGTTTTTGTACTCAGTAGTAACACCGTTTTGAGTAACAACAAGCTTTGAGCCGGGAGAAATAGAATAATCAGGCGGCAAAAACAGCTTAATTATCTGCGCAACAGCATTAACCGAATCGCTTTGAGCCGTAGGATTTGCCGTTTTAAAAGACAATCGGCAAGGCACATCTTTATATACAATTTCATCATTAAGCGAAGTAGTATGATTAGCATTAACAGTCTTTTTATGCTCAATCACCGTGCATTTGCCGATATATGTGCTTTCAATAACTTTTCTTACCATTTGATTTTGCGAAAGCATATCAATTCACCCTCACCTGTATTAAGTAAAAAAGAAACAATCGCATCAAAGCGCTGTTCATCAGTCATAGAACCCTCACCTATTGCAAAGGTAACATTTGTATCGCCTGTTTGAACGGATTTTACCGCTGTTTCCAAATCAATAGGTAAATTATCCGACTGACCTGTTGACTTTACATTATATAAAACGTTTCCGACCGCCCTTTCAATGACGATATGATTAAGTTCTTTTGGTATTGTTGAGATATTACAGATATTTTTAATATGGCTTACAACTTCGCTAACAGAAAATGCTATAAGCCACACTTCATTATCGTTTACAGTAATGTTATATCCTAACGATTCCAGCCTTTTTAAGATAAGCAATATAAACTCATCATCAAAGGCAGAATCCTTAAGAACAGCTAATATAGCTGTAATAAATGAACGAATTGAATCAGATACATC